TTGCTTCGCGGAGCAGAATACACATTGTTAATTTGTATCTCTGAATTTCCCCAACGTCTAGTTCGCGTAATTGTTAACCTTTCCATTCTTTATTTTTCTACCTCATCTTTAAAACTTCTATAAAAACTTTTCATTGAATTATTATCAGTTTCAGTCAACATATTATTTACTTTTTCACTTATTGTAATTCCACCAGTAACGTTTTCATTTAAATCAATAAAAGCGCGAGCTGGGTCCATATCAATGTTATAATTAACATTAGCTTGGCCCATACGATTTTTACCAATATGAAATTTACGCTGTGAGAAGGTGCCAAAAAAATCTACAACCATCGCTTTATTAATAGCTTCACCAACTTTATCAATAGTAATAATATCATCGTTGAATCCTTCGCGATTGCTCTGAGTTGCCGTCCAGATCGGCAACTTCATCTCCATCGACAACGCACGAAGATCTTCAAAAATACTTTCTAACTCAAATCTTTTCTGATCATACCCACGACGACTTCTCATCAGATCACCATAATCAATAATAATAAGATCTGGATTAAACCCATTTGATAACAATCTACCCATATGAAATTTAATTGTATTAATGGTTGCAACCTTTGGTGGATATTCCTTAATAAACAATTGGCCGCCCATAAAACGTGCCAACTCATTTTCTGCTTCTACCATACGGCTTCGCAACTCTTTTGTTGGCACTCCTGTAATACGACTATCATAACGATTACCAACATGAGTTTCGCTTAATTCAAATGTGTAATGAACAACATTCTTACCTGCAGCTAATGCGCCAAACCCAAGATTCACCAAGAAAAATGATTTACCGCCACCAGTAGGTGCCATCACTGCACCCAACTCTCCATGAGCTAATCCGCCATCCAACACTTCGTTAGCGTCAAGTAGTGGAAATCCTGTAGGTACAGTTATTCTAGAATGAGTCTCTTGTCTTGATTTGAATGAATCAAAATAATCATGGCCCATATCTTGTTCGGTACTAATCTTTAAACTATCTTCAATTGTCTTTTGAATTTCTTCAAACTTACCTTCTTGCAACAATTCAACTGACTTAAGTATCGCCGCTTTCATAGATTGGTTTTTACAAAACTCTAATGACTTATCTTTTGCATATTCAATTTCTTGACGATTTACTTTTGTTTCAACATCCAATAAAACATTAATTGCTGATTCTTTTAATTCGCCTTCAGGGTATTGTGATATTTCGCTCTTTAATGTATCGTATGTAGGTGGTGCATTATACTTGTTAAAGAGTTTTCTTATCTCCAACCAAATTGACTTATGTGCTTCAGATGTAAAATACTCTTCCTTTAAAGTTTCAAAAATCTTTTCAAAAAATTCTCTATCAATCAAAGCTGCTTGTAATACACAGTTTTGAAAATTTGGCCCAAATGATTGAAAAGAATCAACATCTGTATGCGCCATTTATTTATCTCCTAAAATGTTATTGGTTCATGACGAACCGAATTAAATACCGAAACCCAATTATCTATATTGTTAGGCGATATGTTTTCGTTCAACAAGTTAATACGTAACTTATAAGAATTAAACTTTGTTTTTTTATTTTCGTAACAACTCTCTAACGCCTGTATAGATTGCAAACTTACATCAATATCTAGTAACTGAACTAATTTATAATTTCTTTCTATCAATCCCGAACTTTCAATATACTTTTTATATTTTGTTTCTCCTTTTACCAGTCTATCTTTAGCATACTCTAATAACATCTCCAAAGTTACAATACCAAAATTCAATATAGGAAAATCTTTTTTAACAGTAGCTTCTCCCACACCACTAATACCTTTTATATTATCTGACTTATCACCAACTATCGCCTTTAATAAGGCATAATTAACAGGATAAACTTTTTCTTCATCAAGCATCCAACTAATATTAATTGTTTCACCTTTTGGATTTTCTTTTGTTTTAACTGGGCGATACACCTTAGTGTTTTCATCAACCAGTTGAAAATAATCGCGATCAGTTGAAACAATAACTTTTTCATAATCTTTTGAAAATAACTGTCTGCAAGAATAAGCTATTTGATCATCTGCTTCAAGATACTGAACTGCAGGTTGATAGAGTGGCAAAACATCCAAACACTCTTTAAGTAACTGCAGTTGCCGAGCAAATGATTCTTTTTCATCTTCTTGAGAATATTCAAACTGCCGGTTCAGCCCACGAAATTTTCTTCCTTCTTTATACTCTTTTAAAGTTCTTCTGCGTCTTTCAGAAGATCCTTTACCTTCCCATACCACAGAAACAATATCTGGGGAGTGCATCTTTATTTGGGACTGCAAACTATTTAAGGTTCCAAAAACTCCACCCACATGTAACCCATCATCGTTTGATAAACGAATACTAGAAAAACATCTCACAAACATATTCATTAAATCAATAAACAAAACTTTTTGCATTTACTATCCTTTTTTAGTGCGTTGTCTCATAAACCAAATAATGCGTCGTCTTTGTTGTTTCATTAATCCTCTCCTACCACATTACTATACTGGTAAAAATTCTCCTTGTAATCAACCTATATAATATAACTAATTTTTCCTGTCTTGTCAAGCATTATTTTTCTTTTTTTAATCATTACAATTGTCTAGAGGTATTCTTCACAATTGTCTAGAGGTATTCTTCTTATAAAAGCCTCATTATACTTATAAGGTTTAATACCTGGTGTTTCTAAAATATCTATGCGATTTATCCATCGCGAAGCCATCGTGTCGCGGACTTGATAAACTCCAGACTTTTTACCAGCACCAACCCAAATGTAATCACCATATTTAAGAAAACCTCCATAACGAATAAGCATATTCCGTGAAACCGCCACATATCTATATTCACTTGCTCTGTTTATTTTAATAACGGTTCCGTCCGCTGTAATATTCGGAGTATCATCTGTTTGAGCCGCAACAGGATGGTACATAGTCACTATAACTTTGTGCTTATTATTCTCATATTCTTCTATCGTTTTCTCATAAATCGCTAATCTTGCGGCCATCGACAGCGCATGTTGAGTAGTGTTAAACATTAAAGAATCAATAACTTCTTTAGTATGTTCCATCAAAGAAACCTTCAATTTTAATGCTGTATTTTTTTCTTCCAACTCATCAATTGTTCCCTTCTTTTCTATACTATGAAATATAAAAATCACAGATAAGAGAACAATAGCGATGGTTTTAATTTTTTCCCTCTTCATTTTTCTTATCCCAATAATATAAATACTCATTAAAAAATGAAAAAAAATGTCTATCATTTAAAAAAAAATAAATACATTATTTTAAAAATTTTTCTAAAAAGATGGCTGGGCTGCAGGGATTTGAACCCCGATCTGCAAGAACCAAAATCTTGTGTAATACCATTATACGACAGCCCAAAAAACTACTCCCAAGGAGAATTGAACTCCTATTGCAAGAATGAAAATCTTGAGTCCTAGCCGTTAGACGATGGGAGCTAATCTATAACTATCCTAAAGCCCATTTGATAATGCGGATTAACGCAAAGATTAAAAACAATAATGCACCAGCTGTATATGTTGTAATTTCTGATATATTAAAAATAGGCGATACTGCATAATTCCACAATAATGAAACAAAAAAACCTAACATTAGAAACACTAACCCTACAACCAAAGCAACTGCACTAAATCCAAGCAAAAATCCAAAAGCCACAACAATCCACCATACCCATGATTTTGGTTTACTATTTTTAAATTGTCCAGAGTGAAACTTTTCCCAGAATTTCATTACAAAACCTCGTCGTTATCCAATTCCTCTGTGATTATCTCTTCATCGCGCTTAAGTGGGTCTTGTTCTATAATAAGAGACTCTTTTACTTTATTCTTGCAATAAGCATGAGCTTCTTTATTTTCAGGTCTTCTAATCCATTCAACAAATTTTCTATTTTGAAAATCATAAATTTCGCCATTATCTTCATTAACAATTTGAGACTTCTGCGCTGAAATCTTTTTTGCTTTGCCAAATTTCAAAAGTACATCAATCCAACCTTCTTCATCAATTAATCCACGATTAAAATACATCTTCAAATCAGCTTCGCGGTGCGGTGGACCCATTCTATTTTTAACAATCTTAGGTTTAATCCCAACACCTAAGACATCTTTTCCAGCCTTTACTTTTCCACCACTATACAATCTTATTCTTACAGCTGAAAAAAATGGAATTGCTTTACCACCAGGTGTTACCGTATCATCACCAAAGAAAACGCCAATCTTCTGTCTAATTTGATTTAAGAAAACTAACGACACTCTTTGTGTCCCTATAAAACGAATAATTTTCCGTAACCCTTGACCAATTAATCTAGCTGCTAATCCAACTGTAGCATCACCATAATCACCTTGTATCTCTGCATCAGTAGAAGTTCCTGCCACTGAATCCCATACAATACAACACAACTTATCTTTATCATTCTCACGGATTCTACGAATAATATCTTCAATCGCTTTGAAAACTCCTTCTATAGAATCTACTTGACAATAAACCAATGATCCTTCAGGATAAAACTCTAACCCTATAAGACGTAAAAAATCTTCATTAGCTGCGTTCTCTGTATCAATAAGTACAGGAATGCCACCCTTATCTTGACAGTCTTTTAAAATCATATAGGAAAGCAGCGACTTTCCAGAAGCTGCCTCCCCACTGATTTCTACTAACTTGCCTACCGGAATGCCACCTGTAGCATCGATGTCGTTAGAAATAATTGTATCTAGAATAGTTGATCCAGTAGATAACCACTCTTTTGTTTCTGGAGGGCTGTCGCCTTTGCCAAGAATAAAGGCAACATCCCCCAGTTTTTTATTAAGAGAATCTACAAGGATATCATTTAAAATGCTGTCGTCTTTAGTAACAGCACCATTCGTATCGCTAAGTACCCTTTTACGAACCATTATCCTAATAGCTTATCAAAGGCAGCGCCAATCTTCTCACTAACATTATCTTCCTCGGCTTCAACCTTGGTGTTATTGATGTTAGAAGAAAAATCTTTTCCAGTTCCAGCTGTAGAATCTGAATCATCAGCATTAGGATTGATATGTTTATCCAATGCCAACTTCATCTCATCGACTGGAGCGAACTGGAATAACTCATTCACCGGAGTTACGCTATCAATGATAGTAGGAATATCCTTCTTTGCTGCCAGTGGCGATGGCTTCAAAGCAGTGATGATATTTTCCGGAACAAGCCAGTTATTAAATCCATGCGCCATAGTTACTACCAAATCCAATCCTTCGTTTTCATCGGTAATATCTACATTCTGTCGTAATGCACTACGAACATGATTAAGAACATCCTTATAAGTAGTACGAGGTGAAATACTCCACCAACGAATACCCTTATCTTCCTCACCACGTTTTACAACCGGAACATAAACGCGAAGCTTCGCAGCCATGTTCTTAAACATTTCCTTGAAGCTGTCGTCATTTGTTTTGGTAAACTGATCCCAACATTTTGATGCAAACTCACAAATTGGATCTGGCGGATCTCCCTTCATCTTTGTAGGACAAAGAAAAGTGCGGCCAGCCACACCAAAATGAAACCACAACTCCTGAAAAGGCATCTCCAAGTCGTGCTTGTAAGGTGCAATACGAAGTTGATGTTCGCCTTCCTCCAACTTTAAAATATTTTGATTATTAGCCCCTGTATTCTTGCTGGGGTCCAACCGATCAATAGCCTCATTGATTTTATCCAAATTTATAGCCATTTTTTTTACTCTCCTTTTAAGTGAAATGAAACCTTTTGGTGATTATCATAAGCAATCGCCACGATAATTTAAACTCGTTGATCCTTCATATCCTAACATTTCTTCATCTATACATTCACAACTTTCTCCACATGATTTAAAGGGTTTCTTTATCTTCTTACCTACTAATATAAGCAATGAAACGATACTTGTCAAGAGAAAAAACACACCTGCGAAAATTTTCATTAATCAGCTCCAATAAATATTTGCCCATATTTCAGTAGTTTTGGGATAAATGGCAAACATTAGCTCTTTTAGCACTTTTGCATATTCTCTAATTTCCCATTGCGCTGTAGGTTCATCTCTCAGCTCAATAAAATTTGCTATTGCCTGAAATGAAGCTGTCCAATAAACTTCAGTATAAGCTGCAAGTGGCAGTAGAACTCGTGCTTGCTCTTTAGCAACACCTAGTTTCAATAATTCATCATAATAATGTTTTATTAATGCAAGGGCCGTTTTGTATTTATCCTTGGCTTCGTCTTGGCTATCGATTGGGCCCTCTGACGCCTGCTTGTTATCTTCCGATTGTTGCCGCCAAATTTCCGGTATATAATATTCTTCAACTGGGACATAACGTCCGCTAATTTCATTCCACGCATGATCCTTAGTTGGATAAGAGGAAGTAGTTTCAATACCAACAACATGTTTATATGCTTGTCGCATCACGAACTCTGGAGCTTTTATATGAAGTTGAACTACAAGGTGCCGGAACGGCGAAAAATGTTTATGCTTAGCCAAGTATCGAACAAGGCGGTAGTCACTTTTATCATATATGTTTTTTCTTTTACCAAATGATACTCTCGCTGAATTGGCTACAGTCAAATCAGTACCAAGAAAACCAAGAACTTCTACAAACCCTTTATCAAGTACTTCTATTTTCTCAATCATTTATTTCCGTAAAATTAATCAAACCCTCTTACATAGTTTTCATTAATCTCAAAATCGTCCCAACTCTGCGGATCTGTAGAATCTATCTCTTGCAACTTTCGCCTTGAATTTTTTCTATCGCCGCGGCGGACACTTTTCTTAATACTACGCTTTGTATTTACAACTTCACCTGGTTCACGACGGCGAGTAGTGCGAGCCATTATATTATACTCCTTTTATTATGCATATTTTAAACTTCCCAATATTTGATTGATAGGTGCAAAGGTTCCCGTTAACTTATACGTTTTACCCTTGTAATTAAAGACCAAACCTTCTGATGGAACAATTCTTTCAAAGCCACCAGCCTTGTTTAATCTTTCAAGATGTCTCTTCAATTGAGACATTTTAGTAAGATCACCCCCTTTTTGTAAACTACTAATGGTAGATTTTAAATCTTTTTTAATACTCTTTACAGCTTTTTCTGGCGAAGCAGAAATAAGGTTCTCAACGTTCATAAGAACCTTTGCACCTAATTCCAAAAATAAATTTTCAAATGGTTCAATATTCTGCTGAGCAAATTTCACAAAATTTACTTTATCCATTTTCTTTGCCCAATTTAAGATCTTCTCATCTGGATAGTTTTTCTTATTCAAAACTTTCGATTTGTTCCCAAATACCCACCTACTAATATAATCATTTTTAGTCTGTTTGTCAAGGCTTATTTTTGCTTTTTTTGCTTCGGTTTCTATTTTGTCTTCCCACCACTTTTCATGATACCTAGTGATCTTATCACGATTTGTCAACTTATACTTTTTTTGCAAATTATATAATTTTTTAATAAAATATTGTTGATCAACTTGAAAATCTTTGGTAGTTGGTAATGATAGGGCAACCGGCCCACGAATCTCAAAAGTATTCTGTATCTCTTGATTGATCTGTTTTATCATACCTGCCAACTTAGAACCACTTTCTCTGTCCTGACCTATAGGATTACCTTCTTTATCATATTCTAGATTGCCATGAAAGATAATCATATCTTTACCGTACGGAATTACATTCTGTGTCGGCACATAAATGATTTCCAGATTCATCCACTTATGGCCATTATCAAATATATGCCCTCTTTGTTTCTCTGTCAAGCCCTTTATTGCATTTTCTAAATCTTCCATCGTGCCAGCAAAAGCTTTTTCTAGCTCGCCTCGGCCAGCAAACATTTTCTTAACTCCGGCAGTAGTTAATGAATTTTCACCAAAGTTTTTAATTTGTCCTTTGTTTCTTGCCGCTACTAGTTGGCCATTCTTCCAAGACACCATAAGATTCTGGCCGTCTAGCTTTTCTGTAACGCCTTCTACGTTTATTCCACCTTTTAATAAGCGAGTAATCATACTCTTAAAATCATTAAAAGTAAGGTTACTATCATCGAATGGATGCGCCATGTGGCCGTAAGCCCCGCCCATCAGCAACAACCCCCTTAATTCCATCTTTTCTTCACTTAATTTAGTTAGTTTATCAACTACGAGTTTGTATATGTCTTTCTTATCGTGACCGAAAATCTGCTTAAAAAGCTTACGCTTTTCGGGGGCTTTTACACCTTTGTCGGCAAGAGCGGATCTTACAGATGTGCCCGACAATTCTTTCCCTCTTATTTTGAGTGCGACGTGCGGAATGATATAAATGTAGCCGTGCTCTTTATATCCATCCAGCTTTTTGCCATCTTTATATTTATCAAAGTATTTGCCAGAAATAAGGCGGCTGCCGTCTTTGGCACCAACAGCAAAAACTACTGCAGTATCATCCGGAAACTTTGATGTTATTTCTTCTGCCCTATAAGGGTTTTTGACTTTGACTATCTTGCTGGAAGGCACACCCGCAGCACTTATTATTTTTTTCTTCTCTACAAAAGAGAATGGGGATTTAGGTCCAGTAGCATTTGATGTGGCAATATAAACATTCTTCGCACCAAACTTGGATACAAGGTTTTGATAAGCTGCTATATGGTGGCTAGCGGCGGGCTGAAATCTTCCGGGATAGATGGCAACAACCCGTTGTTTATTTATTGCTTCCGTTAACTTCATTTTTTCTCTCTCCCAAAGGTATACTATAAATATTCCTCAATCAAAGAAAGAAACTGGGAAGCGCGCTGTTGTGTAGTATGATGTCGTAAAAGTTTAGTAAAACCTCTGTCTGCTATTTTTTTAGCTTTGTCTAGATTGTCTATATAATATTTTGCTTTTTCTACTAACTCGTTTAAGTCATTATAAACAATAAAATCATCGCCATCAATATACGAATATGGCCAATCATAAGGCTCAATCGGCTGATAAAAAACCAAACAACCATTAGCTAATGATTCCCAGAATCTACCTGTTTGTCGTGCTTCCCCACACCCTCTACTATCTACACTTATTCTAGCCCTTAAAAGCTTTTTAAAATACCCACTATGATGCCGGCCTCCGGTATCTATTGTCGTTTCCCCTAGATTATCTCCCTCTCTACACTCCCCTATAAAAACTTTATCACTATGGCCAAAAGCATCTTGAAGAGATTTCATTATATCAAAACGCCAGGGGCGTTTTTCACAAGCTGACATAATACAAACTAAATCATCTGTTTTGCCTTCCCATAAATTATGATGAGAAGCATTAATAGTTTTTGTAAAATGCCTATCTTCAGCTGCAAAAATAAATGGTTCTACATTATTAAAATTACCATTAAGCTTGGTAGAATCTAATTCTCTTTTTAAATAAAGTTGGTATTTATCGGGATTATCTTCATAATGGAAATAATCACTACCATCTAAAAAAATATCTGTCTGATCTTTTACTTCATAAATGAGAGGGCGAATTTTATCTTTATATTTTTCTTCTAATGCAGAATGAGCGAGCAAAACATAATCAGCCATCTTTGCTACTTTAATTTGTGTATCAAGATTAAAAACAGGATGCTTGCAATAGTTATGGTTGGCGTTAGAAAACACCTTCATTATACCTAGTTTATTAAGCCCCTCAATAAGTGCAGCTGTCGAGTGACAATAATGATGTGGCCCAATAACAAACAAACTTTTATTCTTCATTTATTTTATTCCATCCAATATACTTAAAAATTAAAACTTTTTAATTAACGATTAGCTTTCCGGCTTGCTTTTGCCATTTTAGATCTATTTTTTCTTTTCTTCTTATATTTAGGGCCAAACTTAACAGCCCACCTTTTATTCATCTTTTGTGCACGCTCAGCCTCTTCTTTTGTTATCATTTGTGCAGCATCTTTTTGTTCCTTCTCATTTTCTTTAACGTCCATATCTTTAAAAGAATCCATTAACTGACGCTCTAAACTGCCAATATTCATAATAGTTCTCCTACGTAATTATATTTGAATTACTTTTTTTCAAAATTTCTTTAAATACTTCTTCAGGTAATTGAAGAGTGTAGCATCCGGGGCAGACATAAACTACTAACGGACCTAGACTAAGAGGCAACACTTTGTTTTTTTCATCTTTTTCATCTTTTTCCATAGATTCAGTAATCTTATGATTACAAGCTTTGCAATGAAATAAAACTTCTTCTACGGTACTTAATCTTTCCATAGGAAATTTTATTACATTGGGATCAGCAGTAAGGTTTGTCTCTTCATTTGACATCTTTATTTTCCTTGTCTATGATTTTTATTTCATCATCCAATAATATATTATATATCTTTTTTAAAGTTTCTGTTTTAACTTTATCCGATATAGTTATTAAGATGGTGTTTTCTGCAGAATTATGTAAAACTCCTTTTAATATTCTTTCATTCATTCTATTACCGTTTTATCTTTCCCACAAAAGTTTTTATTTATTACTATATAATATAAGCGTTTTTAGTCTGTTTGTCAAGGCTTTTTATTCTATCACCAATTCTTCCACAATAGAGTGCAATATAATTTCTGTAGTTAACTCTATAACTCCATAATTATAACTATCAATATGAATAAAATAATTTTGTAAATCATTCCATTCTAGAAAATCAGTATTTCCATCCATACCGAAAATTGCAAACACTGGAGCTAAACAATCTTGCGCATGATGTATAGCATTTAATATATTAGGCGATTTTCCAGATGAAGATATAGCAACTAAAAAATCAAAACTATTAATTTGATTTATCTGCAGCCATTGAGTAAAGGCATTCTCATAACCATAATCATTAGAGAGGCAAGTGGCAAGGCTATTATTACTTAGCGTATGGGCTTTCACCTTACATCGTTTATTCAAGTCAGTTGAGATATGCTCTGCGATAGCACAACTACCAC